GGCAGGAGGGGGTGTTGGTCTAAAAGGCGAAGGCCCGTCAGCCACTATTATTGGTGGTGGAGGAAGCGGAGGTGGAAACAGTTCTGGGATTTACAGCGAAGCTAATATTCCTGGTCTTTATGGCGGTGGAGGACATAACTCCATAGGGGGCATCAGAATTATCTGGGGGCCTGGCCGCAGGTATCCATCAACACTGACATTTGATTACTTTTAAGGATTGGGGAAAATTATGTGGATTCACGAAAATACGAATATGGTATTCCACTCTCATGCTGAGATTCGAGTACACGCATCAGGCTTTTTCCTTCCTCAGATATTGACTGACGAGATTCTTGCCTCTGTTGGATACCCTCGCGTGGCACTGGTGACACCTACCTATGACCGCGTTACCCAGAGCGTGACAGAGTTACCACCTGCTCTGGTTGGGGGTGTGTTCACCCAGCAGTGGCAGGTCAACGATCTCACGCCAACTCAAGTTGCAGAGAATCAAGCAAAGGCCGCCAAAGAGCTTCAAGATGGGATTGTGAATGCTGCTCAACAAAGGCTGGACGATTTTGCAAAGACACGCAATTACGATGGCATCCTGAGCGCAACCACGTATGTAGGCTCCACTGTTCCAAGGTTCCAGCTTGAGGGAACCTATGCGCTTCATGCGCGGGACGATACCTGGGCCGCTCTCTACACAGTGCTCGAAGAGGTGGCTTCTGGAACCCGAGTGGCCCCATCCTCATACGCTGACATTGAACCCCTTCTCCCTCCTCTAGCTTGGCCCATTTAAGAAAGGATTTACGCCATGTCTATCACCCCTCTCTGGGAAGCAACACGAGACATCCACCACGCCTGCGAAGCGCACCCTGTTGGGCACGCGATGGCTCAAGGGAACCCGCCAAAGAAATGGTACGCAGCATGGCTCACCGCACTGCACCAGATTCACAGCGCCATCGACGACAGCATGGCCTACTTGTTGCAGCGTGAGTACCTGCTGGCAAACGACATCACAGACAGCGGTTTCAATCTTGAGGACTCCAAGGCCGCCAATCTCTACATCCAGACACTCAAGACGGAGAATGACATTGCTGGCGCTTGCTATGTCTTGACCGGAGCACACCTGATGGGTGGAGAGATCATGCGTCGCAAGCTGATTGGCTACCCGACATCTCACTTGACATGGCAAGACAGACAAGCTGCGCTTCAAGAGTTGCATAAGTTGCGTTCTCGCACCGACATTGTTGACTCATCCCGCGCGTGCTTTGCTGCACTGCTCTCCGTCATGGATGAGATCATGGCCAAGTACCCAGAAGAGGTTGCCGATGAAGTCGCCGTTTGACATCTTTTATCAGTTCATCGACTTGCTATCCGACAATCTGCTATGGTTATGCGAGCAGATTGGAGGGATATATTTGCCTGAAGATGCGGCGAATTATGTTGAACCGAGCGAGAACGTAGCAAGGAAAACATTACCATGAACATCTTGTACATGCTGCTTGAGATTCCGCTGTACCTGTGGTTGCTATGGTATCTCTACATCATTGTGATTGGCCTGTACCGGGCCTACCTCTCGAAAAAGCTCTCATGGCAAGCCATGGCGCTTGGGTTCCCGGCCCTGGCTATTGGAGCCTTTCTGGACTGGCTGATCAACGTGACCGTAGCCACGCTGTTTTTCAAAGAGCTTCCAAAGTCTCCGCTTGAGCTTGTGACCGGAAGGCTCTCTCGATACATCTCTGGCCAAGCTTGCATGAACAAGCATTACGCGCAAGTCATCTGCTATCACTTACTCGACCCATTCGATCCATCTGGAAAACACTGCAATGGCGCTACCTCCAATGTCTGAAGAAGACCAACATGGCGTTGTTCTCAGCCACAGGGCTGCGGAGACGGCTGCGTTACTCCACATGATCAACACGGTGTCAGCCGGTATTGAAAAAATGGATCAACGCCTGAGCAAGCACATGGAAGACGAGACAAAAGAGCTGGCTGTAGAGATTGCCAAGCTCCTGAACTCTGCGTTTCCTGGCGGAGATGCAGGTCAGCATCGTAGAGAGCACGAGGCATCCATCAAGCGGGCGGAGTCTGTCGCAGCTTTCTGGCAGATGATGTCCAGAGAGCTGGCCAAGTGGGGGCTGCTTGGGTTCATTGGGTGGGGGCTTGCGGCTGTTTGGCGTGCATTCCTAATGGGGCCGAAATGAATATCACACCACAAGACCTGGTTCAAATTACCGGTGCGCGTATTAACCGGGCCAAGATATTTGCGCCTCTCATCAACTCGGAAGCTCCGCAATTTGATATCAATACCAAGGAGCGCATGACTGCATTCATCGCTCAGGTGGGGCATGAATCTGGGGGGTTCCGATGGCTCACTGAGTTATGGGGGCCAACTGATGCTCAGAAGCGATACGAGGGTAGAGTTGATTTGGGGAATCTTGTCCCTGGAGATGGCTTCAGGTATCGAGGTCGTGGCCTGATCCAGATCACTGGACGAAGCAACTACCAAAAACTGAGCGATGCTCTCGCAACAGACTTCATACAAAACCCAAACAAGCTGGCTGATCCGCTGATGGCGGTGCGCAGCGCAATGTGGTTTTGGCAATCCCACTGGCTGAATGAGTCGGCTGACAGGGGCGACTTTCGCACATGCACAAGAATCATCAATGGCGGATTCAATGGCTACACCGAACGGCTGGCCATGTTTCAGAAAGCGCAGAAGTTGCTGGCATGAACTGCGTTGAGTACGCCTTGACCAAGTGGGCCTCCGACGGCGGTGGGATCAAGCTGGTGACATCAAAGCATTGGTGCGTACCACACATGCAACACGAGGATAACGACTCTGTATTGACGGAGTATCGACCGTTCACAGACCTCCCTACACCTTGGCACTCTTTGTTCGGGTTCCAGGGTGAGGTTGTTGTTGTTCCAAAAGCTGTCCAAAGAGCGCCGCAGAACCCAATGTGTATGCTGCTTGGCACAGTCTTTCTGTTTTTGTTGGGTGGGATTTGGGTACTCAAAAGGGGAATGAAATGGACATCACAGGCATTGGCGCAGTAAGCGATCTGGTTGGTACGATCATCAACAAACTCTGGCCAGACAAGAGTGAGGCGGAGAGGCAGCAACTGGCCGCTGCGATGATGGTCATTCAAGGGCAGCTTGACGCAAACAAGGAGGAGGCGAAGTCGCCAAGCGTCTTTGTGAGCGGAGCGCGGCCATTCATCATGTGGGTCTGCGGCTTTGGATGCGCGTGGAACTGGCTCTTCCTTCCAATTACAAAAATGGGCCTGCTGCTGGCTGGTATGGACATCGCGGTATCCCCCGCAGACCTGACAGAGATGATGCCTTTGCTGCTTGGTATGCTGGGTCTTGGTGGGTATCGAACCATCGAGAAATTAAACGGAGTCGCAGCTATCACCCACAAATAGTTTGTGGCAAAATAGTTGCATTGGTTGCATTCGCAATCAATAATCAACAAACCAAGAGGAACCATCATGGCCACAAAGAAATCGAATCCGTTTGCCGCATTCGAGAAAAGCTCCGCTGATAAGAAATCCAAGGGCGTAAAGGAAGACTCCCGTAAGGATAAGGCCAGCGACCGGAAGCAGATGCCCAAAACGGCTGCCAAGAAAAAGAAGTGCTGATCCAATGACCGACTTGGAAATACAGCAGACGGAGGCGACACTGAAAAGTCTGCGCGACGTAGAGTTGTCTCCTGGTTGGTCTTACCTCCGCAAGGTCATGCACGACGATCTCCTTGCGGCATGTTTCCAAATCTCCGACAACCCGTTGATGACTGAAAAAGAAATCGACTTCCGCCGTGGCGCAATATCAGCCGCCCGGAACTTCCTCAATGTGATACCAATTTTGACTGCAAAGCTGGAGAGCGACCTTCTCTTGGCCTCTGTTGAAAACCAAACACAAACTCCCTTAAACGCTACGGCCTTCCCAAGGAACTATCATGGCAACACAGCCCAATAACCAAGACCTCATTGCTCAACTCTCCGCTCAAAAGTTGGGCCAACCTGCTGGCGCTCCTGCTCCTCAAGGCGCTCCAGACCCAATGCAACAAGGTGCTCCACAGGGTGCTCCTGCTCCACAAGCTCCACCGAAGGCTGATCCAACTCCGACAAACATGGAAAAGGCGCAAGCCAAGATCGCTCCCAAAGACCCACAAAACCAGAACGCTGCGACCGATGTCCAGTTCATCAAGGTTGGGGATAAGGAGTACACAGACGCTCAGTTGAATGGCATGATGGGCCGGTACAAGGATTTGAATTTCCGCCACGCCCAGGCCAAGCCGACCATGGATGTGATTGGCAAGGTGATGGAGGCGGCCAAGGCATCTGGGTACGAAGCGAAGCCTGAAGAGGTTGCCGGTCTGGTTGATGCGGCTCTCCGTGCGTACCTCAAAGACCCACAGATGGGCCAACAAAAACCCAAGACCAGTGAGGCGAAGGGCGCTGCTCAGCCAGCGATGTCTGACAGCTCGGAGAACGAAGGCGCTGGAGACGGCGGCCCCAACGATGTGGACAAGCAGTACGAAGACTACGAACGTGAGCACGCGATCAAGCTCCCGCCCGGATACAAGGAAACGCGAAACGCTACCCAGCAGCTTTCGCAGCAACTCGCTGAAATGAAGGCGATGTTCCAACAGGTGATTCAGGGTGGCCTCGCCGGTGGTGCAGCGCAGCAACAGGCTGGCCAACAGCTCCAGCAAGCGCAATCCATGCAGGCCGATGCTTCTACCCGTATGATCTCAAACAACCTGAATCAATCATTCCAACAAGCTGGCATCCCCATGGACGAGGCCACCCGCTCTGATTTCAGAATGTTCTCCGCCCAGCGCGGATACGACTTCCCAGACTTTATGGATGCAGGCTTGGCAGCTACCGTGGTCGCTGACTACAAGGCCAATAAGGATGCGCCAGAGGTTCAGCGCTTGCGCCAGATCGCCCAGAAGCGCCAAGCATTCACCGGCATGGTTGAAGGCGCTCCCGGCGCGGCAGGCGGCGGCGCTCCTCAGCAACCGGCAGACCCCATGCTGGCGAGCATGATCGGCTCAGCACTCAAAGGGCGCGGGATGGCGTAGCCAGCCCAACCCAAAAAAACAAGGCCGCCCTCTGGTGGCCTTTTTTATTGCTTGCTTCTAAAGTTGCTTTTGTGGCATACTCATGCTATGCCTTGATCGTGCGCTACGGCTATACATGAGGGGGCAAAACTGGATTATTCGAGACGACGTTGCTGGAGCACGAGTTTTCGGTAAGCCGACCAAACCTTTTGTACAACTTTCTCTTAGGAGCTGATCATGGCTATTGCTGGATTACGCGGTACAGGTGAGTTTTCGGTCGATTTCCGACCGACAAACTACCGCGAACTTTTCACCTTGCTGGAGCCTAACGGCACAGCGCCCCTCAACGCTTTGCTCTCGATGACTCAATCCGAGTCCACCGATGACCCGAAGTTCAACCACTTCCGCGACGAGCTTCCTGCCCGTGTGCTGACCTCAAACGCAGTGGATACCGCTGTGGCAACAACCTTGACCGTGACCAACGTCCCGGACAATACCTTTGCCGTTGCGAATACGCTGCTGCTGAACACGCGCACCAATGAAATCGTCCGTGCTACCGCATCCGGTACGACAACGACTATCGTCGTCGCCCGTGGCGCCGCTGGCTCAACGGCTGCCGCGACGGTAGTTGGTGATAAGTGGGTGATCGTTGGCTCGGTTGACGTTGAAGGCGGCGGTAAGCCTACTCCGGTGTCGTTTGACCCGACCACTGATTACAACTTCACGCAGATTTTCAAGACCGGCGTGGCGTTGACCAATACCCAAAAAGCCACGTACCTGCGTACTGGCGACAAAGAGCAGGAGATGATCACCAAGGCGCTGAAACTGCACATGGCTGACATTGAGCGCGCGATGTTCTGGGGTCGCCGTTTTGAAGAAAACGGCACTGGCCCGCAGCCTCGTCGTTACACCGGTGGCTTGTTCAGCATGATCACCAATGTCATCGACGGTGCCGCTGGCTTTGCAACTGCTAACACCATCACTGAAAATGAGTTTGATCGGGTTCTGATCGAAAACATCTTCGCCTGGGGTGGCAAGCAGAAGTTGATGATCTGTGGCCCTCGCGTGATCTCCAACATGCAAAAGATCGCCAAGAGCCGGTGGCAGCCGCAAAGTGTGAGCGGCACCTACGGCGTGACGATGAGCCAGTACAGCACGTTTGCTGGTGACTTGAACGTGATCATGCACCCCATGTTCCGTCAGATTCCTGGCTTCGACAGCACCGCCATTGTGCTCGACTTGCCGTATCTGAAGTACCGCTACATGGAAGGCCGTGACACCAATCTGCGTCGTGACATCCAAGCCCCCGACTCGGATGGCACCGAGCACTACTACCTGACCGAGTGCGGTCTGGAGCTGCTGCAAGGCAAGCCCCACTCCGTGATCAAAAACTGGCAAGCTGCCTAAGCCAGTTTGACGCAACAGAGCAGGCAACTGTGAGCAATCACCGTTGCCTGTTTTTACATTCACAAAAGGAAGCGACATGACACAAAAAGCTGAAACCACGACAGAGCAACCCGTTGGGCAAGCGGCGGATAGCGCAGCGCTGCAAGAGCCTGTAGCCACAGAAGCTACCCCTGAATCAGAGAAGCCCGCTCCCAAGCGCAGGGCAAAGATCAACACTCCGTCCAAGGAGTTCAAAGCGTACCGCACCACAGGCACGCATACCTACCCTTTTGACATGGTGATCAAGGGTGAACTCCTGCAAGGCACATGGTGCCGCGAGGATGGCATTGTCGAGTTCATGGTTCCGATCAATCTGGTCGAATCCTTTGAACGCCACTTCCACTTCGTGACCGGCAATCTCGTTGCCGATTAACCATGGCTGGCTCAACATCACCCCAGATTGTTGACGAGAGCGCTCCGCTTGACGCGTTGACGTTGCGGGCGCTCCGCCGATATGGCGAAATGTCTCCGTCAACCATGGATGCCGAGACCATGCTGATGTTCATGGACTACGCCAATGCGATCCTGGACGATGTGATGGAGCATCCGTATTGGAAAAAGGGGGTGGTCATTCCGTACTACAACCATACGACAGAGGCCAGAAACGTGCCCGATGCACTGATCATTACTGGACTCTTGGCAAAGTACGCCATGGATCAGGACTCTAAGAAGGCTGCCGTTTACGGCTCCGATTACCTCAAGCGGCTCAATCAATCCTTGACGCGCGAGAAGTTTGGAGTTGGCGCGCAGTTCTCAATGCAGGCCGTAGATAACGGAACGACCGACGGCGGTATATTTTGAAGACAAAGATTTCAACCTCATTTAAGCCGCAGCTCTACACCAGCTTCGCGGGGTTGAACACGTCTCGTTCTGACGTGTCTATGGAGCGTCCAGAGGCCCAGCCATTCGTGGAGCTTGATAACGTGTACTGCGCCAACACGGGCTACCTTACCAACGAGCCTACCATTGGGAGCATCCTGGGTTCCAAAAACAGCGTCACCCACATTCGCTTGCTCAGCTCGGAGAGCAATGTTGCCGTCTATGCAACCGACTCCGATCAAGGGGTATCCATCAACACCCTCAACCGGCCATACTCCGTAGCAAACGCATGGCCAGCACGCTCTGTCGTGTCATCTACGCTTTTCGATGGCAAGGCAATCCTGGCTGGCGGAGGCCGCTACCTCTACTCATTCGACGGTTTTGAGTATCTCAAGATCGAATCCGAAGCCATATCCGGTGGGCGCTACGTAGTGCAGATTCAAGACCGATTGGCTGTCGCCGGGTTTGACTCAAACCCCAATGAGATCGTTTTGTCTCGCATCTCAAACCCGACCATCTTCCATACCGAAGAGGATGTGGCGGAAGCATCCTTGCTGAAAGCTGCCAGATTCAACGTCCAGAACTTGATCGGGAATGGCGACCGCATCCGTGGCATCACATCTTTCGAGAACAATAAGTTCGCCGTCTTCACTGGAGACCGCGTGCTGGTTTACCTGGCGGATCAAGACTTCAACAACTGGACACTCGACACCCGACTTGTTGTGCGTTACGGAACACTGTCGCACAACAGCATTGTGTCTGTGGGTGACGAGGTCTTCTTCTGCTCCAAGTCTGGCATTCACTCTTTGCGGAGATCGGCGCTGAACGGAACGACCGTCTATACCAACCCGCTATCAGAGGACGTGCAAGAACTGTACCAAAACCTGCTGGCGCTGGTATCCGATCAAAGAAACGTCAACGCGCACTTCAACCCCGACGATGGCAGGCTTCACGTCTTTTTCCCCGTCAACACCAACCTGGCCTATCGCTTGAGTGGAGTGCTGTCTTCCTCGAAGCAGGAGGGCGATGTGACAAAGATCAAGTGGTCTGTGTCAAAGTACGCCAACGCCCAATGCGGTGACTACCTCGCTGGCCGCCATTACTACGGTGCTCCGACTGGAATCTATCAAGTTGGCCGGTGGTACGACAACACGCTCACACGCGGGCCAGGGTACGCCCTGACCCCTATCCTGTGGCACAAAGACCTCTTCAACCCCAAGCAAGGCCTGATGCTCGTCATATACGCCTCTGGCGCTGGAACCCTGTTTGTTGACGCAGAGGACGAAACTGGCCGCAAGCTGGGCACGTATGAGTTCGTCATGCCAGATCAAGACGAAGCATCGTATGCCGGAGTCCCATTACAGCGTCAGTTCACTCGCCCGTTTTCGCACTCCTACACCGGGGTTCGTCTGCGGATTCGTTTTGAGGCAAGCAAGATGATCCGCTTGTTTGGCCTCGGCATTCTCACAAAGGAGCAATAGCATGTCTCGTCTACGTCAATACTACGCTAACCGGTACACCTCTTCAGAGGCAACCAACTCTGAATTTGAGAACGTCATCCGATACCTCAACAGCGCGGAGCTTGGCAACCGTACTCTCTCTGAGCTTCTGGGTAAAGTCTTTGACTCCAGCGGCAACGTGAACATTGGGTACGAGTTCAGGTTCAACCCGTCCACTGGTATTGAGTACCGCTCTGATCTGACGGTGGATGCCTGGACACTCATCGTCCCGGCAGATAGTCTGCGAGGCGCGACTGGCGTCAACTTCGGTCAGATTGGAGCGCCTCTGTTCTCAAACCGGATCGACTACTCTGCCACCGATTTGCAGACAGTCTTCAGTTACATCAGGTCTGACCCGGCATCAAACGTCATAGTTTGGAGAAACGGCGCATTGCAGGCGGAGAGTGATTACTACGTCAGCCCGACGACAGTGGTGTTGAATACGGCAGTAACCGCTGGAACACTGGTCTCTATCGCCACCATCAACACCAGTCCTGCAACAGCCTTTCGCCGTGCTGACTTTACAGCCTCCGCGAACCAGGCCACATTCCCATTTGCGCACACAGAGTTCGAGGAACTCGCTGTGTTCCGCAACGGCATCTTGCAACGCGAGGGTGGTGGTTTTGACTACATCAAGTCATCTGCGACGGCAACCGTTACTTTCACGACAGCCCAAACTGTTGGCAACGTCATCACGATCATCAGCATTTCAAACGATGCAATCCGCGACGTAGCTGGCTTGATGATGGAAGACAAGTATGCCATGAACGGCCTGATCCGGTTTGACCGGGTTGCCATTCCAGACGGTAGCATCCAGCAGACGAAAGTGGTTGATCTCGCTCCAACACTGGCTGCGAAAGCAAGCATCACGGTATCCCCTGCAAGCCCTGACTCGGCCAATATAGGAGACCTCTGGGTGAACACCAGCTACTCCGTGCCAGCCATGATGTTCTACGACGGAGCACGTTGGCTGAATAGCTCACCAAACGGGATGATCCCATTAGCATCTCCGGTCAACGCCAACCAGTTTATTCGATTGAATGCCACTGCGAGTGGTCTGGAGTACGCTCCTTTTGATACGACCAACCTGGTGCTGTCATCTCTGATCGGCGCGGCCAATGGTGTTGCCCCACTCAATTCAGCAGGCCAAATCCCGACCTATGCAATCCCGGACTTTGCAAAAAAGGCCCCCATCACAGCCAGAATCCCTGGCGTGCTCAACAACATTACTTACCAGATCGGAATCTTGGATGGTACTGTCAACACGATCTCTGGTATTTCAGCCCGAGTCGGTTCTGGGGCCTGCACGATTCAGTTGCAGGTCGGTGGCGTGAATGTTGGGTCATCGCTCGCTTGCTCCGGCACAACTGCCAAGCTGCCAATCAGCGTTGCGGCCATTGACGCATCTGCATCGGTAAAGGATGTATCGGTCGTCGTAACAGGAAACTCATCAGCCTATGACTTGGTGGTGAATGTCAACAACGCTATCACAGGGTAAGCAGCATGAACGCCAATGATTTCCTCGCGCTCGTAAACCTCATCATTGCGGAGTACGTGCCAGAAAACTCCAAGACCATGGCAGTCGAGACCATGGACGAGCTGTTCTCCACAGCAGGGATCGACTCTCTTGACACGTTGAATGTGCTTTATCAACTGTGTGTCATCTATGACATCGACGATAAAAACAGTGAGCGCATAACTCCAAAGACAGCGCAGGAGATGTATGAGCTTGTGTACCAGCACGCACGTCGCCACCCCTCCAGTATTGCTGAAGCGATTGAATGGTGCGAGTGAGGAGATTGTATGGATGCAAAGATTACCCCAAGCGAAGTTCAGCAACTGACAACTGATCAAATACTTGTTGCCTCTGTAGGGAAGGACAACAAGAGAGACCCGAAGCAGATCATTGCAATGTATCGCATGGAGCTGGCCAACCCTGATGCAGTGAAGTTGCGCGAAGGTAATACGATCTTTATCGTTCACAAATCAAAAAAACCTGGCTTTGGGGTGTTACGAATCCTTAACGCAGACTCCGCTTACAACTATGCGCGCAACATCACGGCGTGGCTAAAGGCGATTACCAAGAGCGGGTTCGACACGATTGTTGTTGACTTCAAGGATCGCCAGCTTGTCAATCTGTTCAAGTATGTTGAAAAGAACCCACCAGTTCCCGGACTATCGTATGAGATGCAGGTTCTCACGTCTGGTGGCTACCGCGCAATTATCAAGTTCGCGCAAGTAGGAGATAAAAATGTGTGATCCATTAGAAGCGGTTGGAGACATTGTTGGGGGTGCTACCGATGCTATTGGAAGCGTTGTGGATGAAGTAGTGCAACCCATTGCTCACGCAGTTGATGTGGCATCAGACCACATTGAAGAAATTGCGATTATTGCGGCAGTCGTTTACACAGGAGGTGCCGCCGCTGGCGCGTGGGGTGCACCAGCTACGTCTGTCGCTGCTGCCGCCACAGGTGAAGTTGCGACCATATCGGCGGCGACTGCAAGCGCATCTGCTGCCACAGCATCCGGTCTTGCTGGCGTTTGGGGTATGACCCCAGGCATTGCCGCAACAGCAGTTAATGGAGCGGCGCTGAACGCTGGCATCGGGATCATTAGGACTGGCAGCCTGGACGGTGCGCTTGAGAATGCCGCTCGCGGAGCTTTGACCGCTGGCGCTGGAGCTTGGGCTTCACAGGGGATCAACTCCGCCCTCGCAACCAGCGTAGCTGATGGCTCAATCAGCAAAGGTGCCGCCCAGCTTCTCTCTGGTATCGGTGGCCAAACGGCGGTCGGAACGGTTGCCAATGGCGGAGATGTTAGCAAAGCCCTTGAGGCGGCAGTCAAGCAGCAGGCCGGTCAATGGCTGGCAAAGAATGTTACCGGCTACGTATCAGATTCCATCAAGCCTTTGGTCGCAGACGGGACGATCTCCAAGAATGTTGGCGGGGCCTTGGTCAACGCAGCCGGAGGTGGTATCACGGCTGGATTGAGCGGGAAGAGTGTTGCAGAAGGGGCGCTCGCCGCAGGCCTTGGCTCCTACGCTGGCTCAACTATCAAAGACCAACTTGGCCAATGGGGGGCAACTCCTAATGTAACGAACGCCCTGGCAACGGCTGGCAGCGCAGGAACCTCTGCGGCTGTCCTCGGAGGAGACCCGTTAAAGTCGGCGGTTGTGGCTGGCCTTACCTCGTATGCCGATTCAACAATCAAGGATTTGACGAGCAACAAATTCTTGCAATCGCTAGGCAATGCGGTTGTTAAAGACCAGATTGGAGTGCTTACCCAGAACGGAACTACCCGTAAAGTACCAGCCAACTCGACTCGTGTGATCTCGCCAGATGGCACGGTTCGGATCATCGACAACGCCACCGGCCAAATTATTGACCAGTATTCTGGAGCACCAGGGGGTGCGGCATCTACTGGCACCGCTGGTACGCCAACCGGTGGAGCAATAACAGGAGGTCAAGCTGATCTCACAGCCTTCTCAAAAGCCTTCCAGGACTGGATGGCTCAGCAAGGCGGGAGTGCCCAGGGCGTTGACCCACAGGTGGCGTTGATGAGTTACACCAGCCTGTATGGTGGCGCTCCGAGACCTGTGAATGAAATCGACCAAGTTGACAACAGCAACAAGGTTCCAGACCAAACGACGGAGTATGACTTCCAAAGCGACTTGATTAACTTTTTGCAGAACGTCCAGGGTGGTGCCAAGACATCAGCGGCAGCCCGCAAGGACTACATGAAAAAAGCGACCTCTAGCGCTCCAACGAAGACAGGCTTGAACACGGTTGTCGGTGGAGCATACCAAGGAAATCAAGCGAAAGGATTTGATACCTTTGGCGTAGACAGCCAAGCGAGCGCTGCTCAGCTTCCCGGACAGACCCAAGGCTTTTACGGATAGGAGAACACCATGGAAACCACAATAGACAGCACGACACCATCTCAAAAAACTGACACCAGCACGTTGTTTTCGGTACTCGGCGCAGGCCGTGATTACATGAACTACGCAGACGCCAAGGATGCAGCCGACAAGGCCAAGTCCTACGCAGATGGAACATACAAGGTGTACACAGACACAGTTGATCAGGGGTCTGGATACCTCAAAGACCTGTCCGGGAAGATTGGGAAAGAGTATTCATCCGTCAGCCCGCAGGATGATGAGCGCCTGACGAACCGGGCCGCCCAGATCAAAGCCTCCCAGATTGGCTCCTATGACCGGGCCGCTGCCATCGCCTCTTCACAAGGATTGCTGAAAGCGCTGAAAGGCGGGATGGGAGATTCCACGCAAGCAGTTGATGGCCAGGTGGGGGTTGCTCGCCAGATGGGTGATCTCTACTCCGGCCTTGACGAGAAGGCCTGGGCCAAAGCATTTGAAGAGGGGTTGGCTCTGCGAAAGCTGACCCAAGCGGATCAGCAGAACTCGATCCAGTCAGACTCCACCAAATACAACGCTCTTCAAAACCTGTACAACACTCAGCTCCGCAGCGTGACAGACGCCAACAACGTGGGGCAAGCCGCAAGCGCATTGGCAAACAAGGATGTCGCCATCAACACCGGCAAGATGTTCGACACTGGTGCCAATATGCTGGACAAATTCCTTCAAACGGAAACTGGAGCAGACTTGTACAAAAAGTTGGCTGCCGCAGGAGGAGGTCTGGTAGACAAGGTTTTTGGAACCCAGAATACCAGCAACCCAAACCTCAGATCAGCTATCAATAATGGAGTATCCAATGGTCTCTCTAAAAGCCTTTCAGACGCGCTAAGGACTGGAGGCGGGTCACAGTTGTACTTCAAGCCTGATGGCTCTGTTGACTATTCTCTC